ACATAGTGCCTAAGATCCTTATTTTTAACGGGTTTAAATTCCATTGATAAATTATTTTAAATAATTTGTGATAATTAGTTGACAAGGGTTATATATCTATACTATATTAGATATCGGATTAAATAACAATTAATTTAACGGAGGAATTAAGAATGATTTATGAAGAAGTAACAGAAACAGCATTTATAGATGCTTTTAGAATGTCAGAAACTAGACGGAATCAATTTAGTTATGATGCACTTGTTGAACTCTACCATTATTATGATGGGGTAGGCACAGATGAGCCAGATATTAATTTTGATATTGTCGGTATTTGTTGCGATTGGACAGAGTACGACACGCTAAAAGAGGCATTAGAAGAATACGATCTTGAAGATCTTGAAGAGCTTGAAAGTATGACTACTACTTTTGTATTAGAAAATGGAAAAGTTTTAGTCTGTAACTACTAAGGGGGAATAATGGACGATCTTATAAACACTTACCTTAATTTTATTAGGGATAATGATTTGCCCTTGCTATGCGCTCAAGATTTATTGCAAGGCAATCACGACACACAACTAACTGCGAGTCAATTTGTTTGGCTCATAGACTTTGTTAAACAATGGGAGGAAGTAACACAATGACAATTCATATAAACAAAGTACATGAAGATTGCAAGTCTAACATTGGCTTTATTTTAAATAATAAAGATTGGGAGGATGATTCATGGCACGATGACATATGCGCATCGTTTATCAATCCCAAATTAAAAGCCAAGCTTTATGTAATGCAAGAGGAACCTATACTTAGAATAGATATAGGAAATTGCACCGATCAAAATACACCTAGATATTTTCTAAGATATCCTAGTGATGTACATTCTGCATCTTGGTTCGATGATGACAACCCTAGTTCTTATTATTGGTTTCATGAAGATGTTGAAGGTTTGTATTTTGAAACAGAAAGCCAAGAGGAATTAATTAAATTCATTAGCACACTAGAGGAGGTAGCGTAATGCATAAAATTAATATTGAAAAAGTAAAATTACTAGTCGATGAATTAGGCTGGGATTATCAAAGAATGACCGAGGGCGGACAAGAAATATACGATATGCTCTGTAATGCATTAGGTCTTGAAGAATTTGGAGGGCTAGACAATGAACCATCAGAATAAAAATAGATTTATAAATGAACCCGTTGAACCCTTATGGGTTTCGATACTTGCTGGGATTTGTGGGCTTGCCTTATGGTTAGGCTTCGCAATTCTAGGCTGGCTTTTACTACCAATCATAGGAGGATAACAATGAAAAAAAATAATTGGTACAAAGAATATTACAAACAATTTTTAGGCTATAAAATTATTAGCTTTAAGCTTGATGGTCAAGGCGAACAATTTGGATGCAAGCCCTTTCCAACATTCATTATTCAAAAAGGAAAGGAGAAAATTAAACTCACTGTTAGCTGTGATCCTGAGGGTAACGATGCTGGCTTTTTACATTCTCAATTATTGGAGGATAAGTAATGCAAGACAAAATCTATGAGGTGAATGATAGAGAATTATTTGCTGGCAGTGGCATCATGTGGCATATGACTATTGATCCAAATGAGGATGATACACACTTTCCAAATGATCCCATCGTAAGATTTTATGACACAAGTTCTGAAAACTTTTACAACCCAAAAGAAGGAAAGCATTTAGGACAGTTTGTATCGAGTTATTATCTTAGTACCTTACTAGAAAGTAAGAACAATCATGCAAATGCTGGATTGTGTTTGCATGGGGGTATTGAATCTTGGTTCATTTCAAGTACAGGAATGGAGATTGTTTATAAATATTTGGCAGAGTATACTAGAGGTAATTAATTCCCCCGTTGCCTATTCTATATAGGCCTTAGCCCCTCCCTAAAAAGAGGGGCATTTTTTTATCTCGACCTCAATAAAATTCTTATCTGCATATCTCTTTGATGCTCTGATCTTTTGCACCAGTGTATCATCCTGAAAACAAATCCCGTTTAAGGCGTCTAATAGGCTCTTTAAGAGGTTATCTAGGTCAGGCTTGGGGAGTAGTACCCCATTTAAACAATCGTTTCTTTTTGACTGGCTGTAACTTTTCGGTACCTGAAAATGGAAATTGGCATTGACTTGCACAGGCATGGTGAAGCAATCACCTTTTGATACGTGTTCTTGGGCGATGGTCTTTATGATCTTCTCATAATCTTTGGTACGTTTCGGAGTATATGAATGGCCCGAACGGGTGAAACGTGGGCGACCTTTCGGAATCGGCAGCGTCTCTATGTAAAGGTGAATCAATGGTGTCTATCAATCCAAGTGCTTAAAGATTCTTTGGCTTCAACAGTTGTACCGTTGATCGCCTGGTCCAGAAGTGAAGCAACAAGTAAAGCGTTGCTGACACCCCGGATCCTGGCTAGGTCTTGGACCTGATCCTTAAGTTCTTTAGGCAGCCTGATAAATAGTGGTTCTAAATTTTCTGCATTTTGTTTCTTATTCATGTTGCAATGATATCAGATATCTTTATACTTAAGATGTTATAAATTATTTATAAGGAGGATATTTATGACAGACCTAAGAGATCTTAACCGAGACTATTGGATGGACGATGAAGCAAGCAGCGATGATTCGCAAAGCCTGGCTGAGTTCTCCAGGGAACTCATGCATCAGGAACATTGTGAGTTCTCATTAAAAGAAGCAATCAGTTCTCTATTACGTTTGGGTTACTCCAAAGGTAGATGTTCAACATTATGTGAAACATTTATCAAGGAGTGGCGATGATAGATACCAGAGCAGAAGCACATGAGAAAGCAAGAACCTTTTGTAAGAGACTTAAGAACGACATACGTTTATCTCTTGTTGCTAAAACACAAACGGGTTCTGAGTTAGCTGAAAGGTTAGATGTCGATGTCTTATCAATCAGACCAAGACTGACCGAGATGTATAAAGATAAAGAGATATACGTTATCGGTACTAGAAAGAATAAAAAGGGTGGTAATGAACGAGTGTTCAGAATGACCAGCACTTTCTATGAAGATTGGTACGACAATGAAACCGTTTAACATTAGTGAGATCAACAATCGTTGTCAGCTTGTCGATCATCTTGCATTTAATATGGATAAAATTTTTAAGGAGGAATCCATGACAGAAATATTAGGAACAAATAGCACAACACTAACAATGGAACAGCGTACTATTGATTGGTACTTGGCACGTAAAGGTGTCATCACAGGCAGTGGTATTACTAGACTTATCACACCGACAGGTAAGGCATCACGTAGTGATACACAAAGTAACTACATAAATCAACTCATTAAAGAAAAACTACAAGAGGAATCATCATTCTTAAATGAGGCCATGAATAGTTACACATCTGATGCCATGCAACGTGGCATTGATCTTGAACCTGAAGCATTAGAAAAATATAAACTCATGTCAGACAACCATGTCGAGACTGTTGGGTTTATTAAACACAATGACTATGACATTGGTTGCAGTCCTGATGGTATTGGTGATGATAAAGGCGTAGAGATTAAAGTACCTTTACTTCATAACCATGTAGCTTATCTAAGAGATAACAAATGTCCTGATAAATATTACGGTCAGGTACAAATGTGTATGTGGTTAAGCGGCAGAAAACAATGGGACTTCTTTAGCTATTCAGATGAACCCAATGTTCAATCATTATTAATCACTGTACCTTTTGATCCTGATTGGGTTAGTAAGATGCAGGAGATAGTGATACCTGTGCATGATGAAGTACAAGCATTAGCTAAACAATTTACTATTGAATAGGAGGAAGTATGGCAAGTAGTATTCCACAAAAAGTTACAGATGTTTTACAAGAGATCGGTATGCAGTCAAGCGATGCCTGTTGGAACTGTCATGGTACATGGGTTGTGTTACACAAAGCATTAGAGAAAGTGGCAGCGCACAAAGGTATCTTGTTTGATCCACCTCAAGTCATTGAAACTAATGCAGAAAAAAAGATTGCTGTGATCCAGGTAACAGGACATTTAGGCGATAAGTCTGAGTGGTCTATTGGAGAATCAACACCTTACAATACTAAGAACTCTTATCCTTATGCGATGGCAGAGAAGCGTGCTAAAGATAGAGTCATCTTAAAGTTAGTAGGTTTACATGGCGATACTTATTCTGAAGATGAAGCTGATGAATTTAAACAAGCCAATCCAAACAGGAGGTAATCATGTACGATGATGGTAATCCGTATTTAGCTAGAACATCTGCTAAACATTTAGATAAAGCGTATGAGTTTATCAAGCAGTACCAGAAGGAACATATCATTACTCCTACTCAATCTCATATCGCTGAAGTATTAGGACTGCATCAAAGTAATGTAACTATTATCTTGCGCAGTCTTGAGAAGGAAGGACGTATCGTTAGAGGTGGAGGTAACTATGCGATCAACATACGTTAAGGAAGAACATATCACTAAAGCTATTGTGATCATCAGTGATTATCAAAAAGAAAATTTAATCACACCTAATCGCAAAGTCTTAGCTGATGAATTAAATCTAACTGAAGGAACTGTCTCTCAAGTCTTAAAGATATTAGAGGAGAGAGGATTCATAGTAAGGGGTGGTGGCAGTTATGCCATCCGATAGATTAAATCATCTTGATTTATGTTCTGGGATTGGTGGCTTTGCCCTGGGTTTTGAATGGGCAGAGCTATCCAACCCCATCGCATTTTGTGATATTGATAAATGGTGCAGACAAATCCTGGCCCAACACTGGCCTGATGTACCTGTCTATGATGATGTAAAGGAGATCGCCAATGGACCAGAAAGATTTATTCAACAACCCATCGACATCCTCACCGCAGGATACCCATGCCAACCCTTCAGTCTTGCCGGGAAGCG